TCTGGTCGGCAACGTGCGTGACATTGCCGATCTGCTGCCATCGCTGAACGTCGGCGATGATCCACGGCTTGAGCAACTTGCCAAGGATATCGGGCTGCGCTTGACCGAGACCGATGCCTCTACCCTCAAAAAGGACGAGGGCAAGCGTCAACAAGTCGCTGACAACGCTCGTCAGATCATGAACCAGATCGATGATTTCATCGGTCAGTAAGGAGGTATTGATATGTCACTAGCACATCAGAAGATCACCAAGGCGCGGACCCAGTTGCTTCTGGACAATCCGTTCTTCGGTAACATCGCCATGCGTCTTGATCTGGTCGAGACCGATCAGTTCGACACGATGGCGACCGATGGCAAGCGCATCCTGTTCAACCCTGCGTTTGTTGACAAGCACTCTAACGCTCACCTCAAGGGCGTGGTTGCCCACGAGGTTTGCCACGTCATCTTCAAGCACCATCTGCGTCGAGGTCAGCGTGACCAGAATAACTGGAACGTCGCGGCTGACTACGCCATCAACTCCATCCTAGTTGATGCCGGTTTCTCTCTGCCCGAAGACGGGTTGATTGATCTGGCTTGGCGCGGACAGTCCGCAGAAGACATCTACGGATCGCTCTTCAAGGACCAGCCAGAACCACCAGCCGCTGACCAGCAAGGCGACGGCGAATCGCCAAAGGGTGGTGATGCGGGTGATGCTCAGGGTGATGCTCAGGGTAACGACGCGAAAGCCGCAGAGAACAGCGGCTCTCAAGGCGCTCCCGCTTTACCTGCTCAGTCGGGTGACGACCAGCCAGTGGACATGCAAGGCCACGGGGTGGTGATCGACGGCACAAACGACGACGGGTCCGCACTGTCTGCCGCTGACGTTCAGGAGCAAGACGACCAGTGGACTGAGATCGTGCTTAGTGCTGCCATGATCAGCGGCGAGGCTGGCAAAGAGGACAGCCCGTTCAAGCAGCACATCGACATTCTTCGTCGGCCACAGGTTGACTGGCGGTCAGTGCTGCGGCGGTTCCTGTTGGATGGTCGCCCTGCCGGTACGACATACCAGCGGCTTGGTCGCCGGTCTCGTGCAGTGGGTGTGCCGTTGCCTAGCCGCCGTGTCGATGTTGGCGGTGAGATTGCAGTTCTGCTTGACGTGTCGTCATCAGTCGATGACGAGATGTTCGCGCAGTTCTGCGAAGAGTTGCAGTTGATCGCGTCCGAGTTCGACATCACCAGTCACGTCATCAAGTTCACACACCGTGTGCGAGACGTGCAGGTGGTCGAGGCTGGTGACGAGATCGACCGCACTCGTTTCTACGGTGGCACCAACACCAAGGGTGCCTTCGAGCATGTCGATGAGCAAGACTTAGATGTCGATGCGATCATCGTGTTCAGTGATTGCGAAGACTACTGGGATCAAATCCCTGAGCCTTCACATCCGACACTGATTGCTGCTTGCATACAGCATGAGCATTGGCTTGAGACCATCGAGAAACAGGCTGACTGGGCGCAAGTCGTTCAGATCAGCCGATAATCATGGCCTCTCTCGTTGATCTCGTGGGTAGTTGCACCACCAACTACTCGCGAGGTCGATGAGGATCGCCCTTATTTTGGAGGAAATCATGAATAAACACCGTTACGACTGGGCCAAGCGAGACAAGAAGGAGATCGCGATAACGATTGTTATCAGCATTATCGGTGCCCTGCTGATCAGCGCACTGCTTGTCGTCGCCCCTGCCTTCGACCAAGTCATCATTGAAATGAAAGGCCGCTGATATGAACAACGAACCAGACCTGTTTGACATTGTGGAAAGCAATCGCCTCAAGCAAGAAGGCATGACTGCCGCAGAGTATGGCAGCAAGCACATGCTGCTCGACCATGCCCGTCACGTCGCAAGACAAATCGCGATGCTTCGCGACAGCAGAACCGTAACTGCTGACGATGTCGGCAAAGCATTCGAGAAGGAAGGTATTACCGAGTCGCTGGGCAATGCGGCTGGCTCACTGTTCCGAGGAAAGGAGTGGGAGTTTACGGGCGAAAGGATCAAGTCTTCTCGAAAGTCTAACCACAGTCGCGAGATAAAGGTCTGGCGCTACGTCGGATAGTGACTGTGGGGGGATCAGACGGCGAGTGCCCCACCCAAAACCCCGTCAGTGAGCAGAGATGTAAAGGTAACCTTTCGGAATCTCGTGGCTCACGGGCGGCACCTAATCATGGGTGCCGCCCTTTTTCTTACAGGTTACCAGTGACTCATCAATCACAGAAAGGAAGGTCATCATGACCAGTGAATATAATCTGGCCGATCAAACGCTGGCTGCTTTATCTGCGCCAAAGGTTGGCCTCATCTCTTACGAAAGTGTGCCAAACATTTGCCCCAGTGTCGCCCGTCGCAACAGCAAGGGAGAACGGGTCAAACTTACCCCTCACTCGCGTGACCGAATCAAGGGCGCGTACAACGGACTTCGTAAAGCTACTCGTTACGCAGTGGATGACTCTATGGTTCGTCACGCTGTTACTCTTTCGATGGCTATCGGTGCAGATGAACTGTTGGCTATTATCGGCGATGCCGTCCCGCCCAACACACCTATGTGGATTGAGTGGAACGAGAGAGTAAGACAAGAAGCAATCGGCGAACACTATCTCTCGACCAATAACACTGCCGTTCATTCAATGTGGTCGGCAGGTTTGTTGGGCACATCCGATTACGTTGGCTACTTTGTAGAAGAACTTGACTATCCCTTTATCGGGACGGGCGAGGAAGATCACTACTGCTTTTCTCCCGTGTACCCATTGGGAAAGGAAGGGCAAGCGGTTACCCGTCAACGGATTATGTTTGATGGGTCTGCGTTTGAACTGTCACCACATCCTTGGTCAGACAAAGACCATCGGGCGTTTCATCAGGACTTTTCCTTCACCCCTTCCGACAGTGGCGAGTATGAAGAAGAGTACAAGCAACATTTAAATATCCATGCGGAAAATGTTCGCATGTTGCTGGGCGTTCAGTGGTTTAACGAACAGTTACAATCTTCATCTAAGGAAATGATGGAAACGAAAGACTGGTCTTTCGTTGGACTGACGAATCATATCCATGCCGTGCAGTCGAGGGCGATTGATTGGATGGTGCCGCGTTCGTCTAGCGATGACCCCGACTACAGTGGAGAAGATCACGAAGCAATCACCAAGCTTTCTGGCAGTATATCGTCGGCTGGTGACGCAAGGTTTCTGATCTGCCTGTTGCACGTTCTTAACTATGACTGGGTGATTAAATCACCGAGACTTATGACAGGTCGCGGTGGTTTGAGATATGGAAAGCCGATCAAGTTCAACTCACACATAGTGCTTGAGATTGATTTGCCTAAAGTAAACGGCGTGTCGATAACGCCTGACGACTACCTAGAAGAAGTGCGCGGGATGAAAAGATTGCACGATGTGCGCGGCCACTTCCGCAAACTGCGAGACGGGCGACGTGTGTGGGTCAAGTCTCACAAACGTGGCAACAAAGAACTTGGAACCATCACCAAGGATTATCTCTTAACTAACAAATCGAAAGGATGAACAGCCAATGAATAGCAACACTATAAGAGAAGACGTACAAGCCGCCGATGATCCACAAACGGTCAAGGCTTTAGTCAAGCTTTGTATTGACTCGTCGGTACGAGTTCCGGTGATTTACTCTTGGCGAAATGACTGGGATGAAATCATTCCCGGTTTTGATTTTGACTGTCTGGATTGTGAAGGGACAGGAGAAGCCAAAGGAGAGGTGACTGTCGGAGGAGTTAACAGTAACGGTCCTTGGCAAGGCTATGATGAAGTAGCCATAGAGTGTGAGAGATGCTGGGGTAAGGGAAACATTGCATGGGAGGATGTACCAGATGTTTATACAGACGAGTGACTTTCTTAAACAGCCGAAGGAAATACATGCGGATTCTTTAGGCACCTTGGCTGCTCAACTTAGCCTTGCTGACATGGCTGTGCTTTTAGAAGCCAAGCACCAACAGTTGCTTGTGTTTCTAGGGATGCGCGGCAACGTGTGCCTAACGAGCGAGGTGGAGAGCGTGACCGTAAATGGTGATTGCATACAAATAAACTTGGAGACCGCGACCTATGATGACGTGCTTCAATCTCCAGAGTTTCGCGAGATCAGTCAGAAGCTACCCTCTGCTGACATCGTTAAGCTGGTGCCAAAAGATTACCCAGAAAAGGACACACCAGATGAGGGGGCGTGATTGCTACATCCCACGCAGTGTGATAGAAGGAGTTGTTATGAACAACGTAAACCATTCGCCTGAACGGGCGATCAATTTGTTGAGGAGATTACACAATGCATCAAGAACAAGAGAACAATCTGATGAGCAAGGCAGCGACTGGGCCAGAAACTACTGGGGAACAGTCGAACTCGCCCTCCGTCGTAGTCTCAACACCCTCGACGAGTCCCGCAGGAACGGGTGAAAACACGCGGCTTCACATCGTTCTGGACCAGACCTGTCTGTCTAAGTTAAAGAAAGCCTGTGATGATAACGAGCGGACCACGTCTGCCCAGATCAGATACCTGATCCGTAATCATCTCTAGCCCACAACCTTTGACGGCTACTACTCCGCTCCCCGTTGTGAGGGAGCGGAGACCACCTCTTCCCCCAGAGCCAAGTATCCGATAGCATCGACGACATCATCGCTGTTCGCAGTGCCCGACTTTGTCCTCGCTATCTTTAGAAGAGCCATCATCAAAGCCACGTCTCTCGCAGTGACTGTGCGGCTCAGATACACGCTCCATAAATCTGCGATATTCCCAAAGTTTTCACTGGCATCCCCGTGCGTATCTGCCCGATCACCACAGATCAGGTTACGGGCGGCATCAAGAACATCCCCACGGTTCGTGAGGGGTGGTTTAAAATTATTTTTCCCCACTCGCTCCCCCAGTATCCATAATCTGACTCGTCAATATCTGATGCTGCTCCTCGGTCATCATCGTAATGTTGCCACTGATTGACCGCCGCTCACCCTCGCAATCGAACGGGTAAACCATGTGGTTCAGCCAGTGTGGAAAGATCACCATCTTTCCCACCTCTGGAATTATATTCAGAACTTTAGGCCAGCGAAACGATGCCGCAGATTTCTGGCTGGTTGGCCCGTTAACAAAGCTGATGCACCCGTCCATCCACCCAGAAGCGTTCTTCATGTTCGATGCTTCCTTGTTTCTCATGTCAGGCGGCACCTGCGTGTAGATCACAAAACTCATGGCACCGTCGAGACGGTTACCGTGATCGTGGATAGGATTATAATCTCCCCTGAAGCTATGAACTGACCACGCCTCATAACAATCTGCGTGTACATAATCGACAGCACCTTGCTGGACCGCGTCACCCGCCCCAATCATCATGAACCGTTTGGCGTATTCTTTTGCCAAGCTTTCCGCTACGCCATACACACCGTGGAACGCCTCGCATCTGTCTTTCTCAAGGAGAAGCTGCGCTCCGTTCTTGATCTGCCCAACGAGGTTTCCAGAGTAATCCTTTTCCTTGACGTTCTCTTCTGCCAGTAACTCGTCAATCTCTTTGTTAAGAAGGGTGACGAAATCAGGCGGCAGGTTTGTTTCGACTACAAGAAAATCTATTACGGAGTGCGCCCTAATCTCTGCCTTGAATGTAGACTGGGGATTGAACTGCTCCTGCGTATTGGAAGGGTTCTTTGTATTGTCCTGTTGCTTTGAAGTATTCGACATCGGTAACTCCTTGTTGCCCGATCCACTTGAAGCGAACTTTCCAGCAGTGAATCTCTGACATATTTGTGTCTGCTTTTCTGTGAACCGTCACACCAAGATCAGCCTTTGCGAACCACGCGGCTGATCCTGAAATGTCGTAGCCTTTCGGAGCGGGAAACTCTCCGTTGTCGCGCATCATCTTGGCTGGGTGCGCGACGAACCAGACGTGAACATCATGCGCCCGTGCAAACAAGCGACACCTCGTCAGCATCTGACTGATCGCCTCTGTCTCACTTACCTTTGACTTGTCAATATCGACGTAGTTGTACGGGTCAATGATCAAGCCCCTCACGCCGTAACGCAGGATCGCAGCTTGCGCCCTCTCCAATATGGACTCGATAGTCGCTGGCTCCCCATCGTTCTGCTCCACAAAAAAGAAATGCCGACCACACCAGTCCTTCGCTTCGGCAAGTTCTTCTCGTGTCATCCTCATGCTGGGGCCATCGTGAAACGGCATCCCCGAATGCTTTTCCATTAGCTTGATAATGTGGGTTGGAGGATCGTTTTCAAAAGAACATACGGCGAATGACCAACCGTGAGCTTCGGCCATGTTCACCATAATCTGATCGATAAACTCTGACTTGCCCGATGAAGGGTGGCCAGTAACAATTGAAAGCTGACCGGGGCTAATCGTGAATAACTCATCGACACAGTCCAGACCTGTAGACAAGCCACGTTGGTGGCCGCGCTCATATATCTGGTCAACCTGATCAGCATAATGATCGACATCAAAGAGACCAGTAATGGGCCACGGCTTCGAGTCACCGATGACTTCAGCTAACTTCTCACTGCCGTGCTTGACCAGTACGTCATTGGGGTCTTTGCATCCTTCAGGCCATTCGACCTGCCAGCACTTGATCTTACCAATCCGTCTGGCTAGTTCCTCTGCGAGGGCTTGGCCCGGACCATCGATGTCAACGGCCAAAACAACCTTATCAACCTGTTTCAGCAAGTCCTTTGCCGCCCAGACAAAGCCGTACTTACGATCATTGTCGGGATCAACCTCGCCCTCCGATGCCTTCATCGGGGCACCATTCGGAACGCTGATAGCATTCAGAACACCGGCACTCGCTAGGCTTAACTGATCAATCTCACCTTCGCATATAACTAACGTGTCGGCGTCTGCTGCTACCCGCTCAATACCAAAGAAACTCTGGGCACCGCCAGTGCCCTCTTGCGTATGCGCCTTCTCTCCACCAGAAGTGCGGTACTTAACTGCGTATACCTCACCGTTGTTGTAAAACGGAAAGCCAACACAGTCTGCTTCAGCCTGTAGTTTCTGAAAGTACTTTCGTGAAGCAGCAACTCCGTAGTCCTTGACGACCTGAGGGCTGATCTTTCTATCTTTGACAAGCCAGTCGATGGCTGAAGGCGGGGGGCTGTCCACCCGCTTAACTTTAGGGTAAGAGGGGCGCGGCTTGATGTCCTTGCGGTCGTAATGAATTACGCCCTTCTCGTCACAGTGATGGCACTTGTAGACCAAGCGGTCGCTAAAAAAGGTGACGGCCATCGACCTTTCCCCGTCCTTCTTTCTCAAGTCCGAACAGGCGGGGCATTTAATCCTTGCGGTGGTCGAGTAACCTGACCTTGCGCTGTTTGCCCTAACCTCTATCTGGTCGTGAATGTAATTGTCTTGTTCGCTCATTTGCATTATGCTTCCTTGCGTCTTGTTCTGACTCTCATTTGAACGTGACCTCCCTGTAACTACCGCCTCCTCACGGGGGCGGTATTTTTATTACCCTGATTTCAGAGCGGGGGTTTTTTTTGTCGAGACCCCAACGGATGTGCTTCTCCTTCACACACCTGTCGTTCTCGTAGATACGCCCCTGCATACAATCAAGTATCAGCGACTCATCAAGGTCAGGGCGACGGCTGGCATAATAGATTGTCATGTGAACAGCCACGTCCTGCTTTTCTTTTTTGTTGTATGGAATGATCGGATCAAGCACGGGGCATTGAGCAGCGAAAATCTTCTCGTATTCCCTAGCCTGTGGGGATTTGATGAACGCCGGTCGCTTACCGAAATAAACAAGCTGGCGGCTGTTCGCCTTGCTATAAGGCTGTCCCTCTATTTTGAATGTAATTTCGGTCATTGACTAAGTATATACATGCTTATATAACTCATGGCAACAACAACCCACAGCGTGATATATGATGGTCACTAACAAATACGGATTACCGCACCAATTCGAGAACCTTCTAGCCCGTGACAAGTACGATTCCGGGGACAGCAGGATAACTATAACACGCCTTCTTTCGTCGCCAAGAATTTCGTTGCTTCAGAAGAAACATGAGGACGACATCGTCACAGATATCTCCGACGATGTATGGAAGCTGCTTGGAAAGTGTATCCACACCGTGCTGGAAGAAGGTGCCGACGATAATGACATCATCGAAAAGCGGATGTTCGCAGAGATCAACGGATGGAAAATCTCAGGGCAATGTGACGCCATGAGAACAGACGGTGAGCAGAAATTTCTCATGGACTGGAAGTTCACCAGCGCCTACGCAATAGGAAAGAATCAGTCGAGTTGGGAGCAGCAATTAAATTGTTACGCCTACCTCGCTCACCATGATCTAGGCATCGACATTGATAGGCTTCAGGTGATCACGATTCTTCGTGACTGGCAAAAAAGCAAAGCAATGAACAGCAACAGCTACCCTCAGGCGCAGGTTCATGTGGTCGAAATACCAATGTGGTCACGAGAGGAGCAGCACAAGTTCATCTTACGACGGGTCAGCGCCCATCAAGATGCATGGTTTGAATACGACATCGACGGGTCTCTGCCATTGTGCAGTGACGAAGACAGATGGAAAAGAGATTCGATCTGGGCCGTACAAAAGATTGGCGGCGTCAGGTCTGTGAAGAACTTTGAGTCGCCAGAAGAAGCGGCATCGTTTTACGAAAAGATGAAGGCAAAGGAGGAGTATCAAGTAGTCGAAAGAAAGGGAGAGCCAGTGCGGTGCGCTGGGAATTACTGTCAGGTCGCGCAGTTTTGCGACCAGTATCAACAGGAGGTCAGGAATGACAATGAACAGAAAAGATAGAAATCAATTTATTATTGACGAGTTTGAGGAAGGCGCAAGCATCAATGATATTGCCGCCAACCCTCGTGTCAGTGTTCAGTACGGCGCTGTCAGACGAATCATTATCAACAGCATGGGGTATCAGAAATATAAACAAATTCTCAGGGGAAGGCGGAAGGTAAAGCCTGTCGCTGATAAGCAGGAAGAACGGCGAAAGCCGAAGCCCGACTTAACTTTCTTCAAGTGGCTGTTGGGGGCAATAAAGAATGGCTAAATTTCACGAAGACTTAGTGGCCGCGTTGTCTGAAATCAGCAACCCGCCTTTAGATGGTAAAGCTAACTACGGCAAGTACGCGACACTGCCAGCGTGTCTGGAGACTGCCCGTTCAACACTGGCACAACATAACCTTTGTGTGGTCCAGATCACGTTGATTGATCCAGATAGGTTGGTTACTCGCATCGTTCATTCGTCAGGAGAATTTTTAGAAGACGGTGGCGTTCCCTTGTTGTGTGAGAATAATAACAACCCACAGAAGATGGGATCGGCAATCACTTACGCACGTCGCTATGGATTGTGTAGTTTGCTTGGGATTTGTGGCGAAGAAGATGATGACGGGCAACGCGCTACGCCGCAAAAAGAGTTACCTCAAAAGAAAGCAGCCAAGCCAGCCCCAGCCCCAGCCCC